TCTGGCTCTGGCTCTGGCTCTGGCTCTGGCTCTGGCTCTGGCTCTGGCTCTGGCTCTGGCTCTGGCTCTGGCTCTGGCTCTGGCTCTGGCTCTGGCTCTTCGTAGACAAATGGAGCCTCGGCGTAGCCTTCATTCAAGGGCGTAGGAACGTAGGGCGCGACGCTATAAACATCTTCAGTTACAGGCTGCTCCCAAACTGGCTCCGGCTCGATTTCAGGAGCAATCCACTCAACCGGCTCCGGCGTTGTAGTTGCTGGTTCCGCGACAGGCTCAATATCCCAAGCTAGTTTGCCTTCCTCGGGGTTCTCATCGCTCTGTTGCGCTGGTTGTTGCCATGAATCGTAGGCGTTGGACATGTTGACCTCTCCGAAGTATGCTAAACGAAACGGGGTAATTCCAGCCGCTCGATTAAACGAATACTAACATGCTGTTTGTCTACTCAGCCTTCGTTGCTAGTAGTTCCTAGCTTCCTCGACGTGATTTTCTGGCAATTACACCATCTGCGTTAGGAGCACTTGTCGGCGCTGGTGGGACGCTGGGCTTTTCCGCTGGATTTTCGCTTCCTGCTGAAATACCAGCCATCGATCTCTTAGCACCACTGGGCATTTCTCCGTTGAATTTTCTGCGAGCACTGATTGGGGTAAGCACGCGCTCAACCGGCTTGACAAACGGAACCTCACCATCAGCGGCAACAGATTCCCCGTAAACCTCCGAAACGAAATTCTTGATTTTTCGGTGAGCTAGCTCGTGTACGGAACCGCTAGATGCTCGGGCTGGAATAAGCCATTTCGCGCGGCTGTCCTCGCTTTCATCAATAGCCTCCCCCAGCGAGATAACAGTAATGTCATCAATCTGAGATGTTCTACCCTTGAGTCTCAAAGACCCTTTAATAATCCCAAAATAGGCATGGTTGAGTTCCCAGAGAACCCAAGACCATTCCTCGCCTCGGGCTGCGGATTCTAGCTCTTCCGCTAGCTCGGTGGCGGAGAGTGATTGCTTGTCCTCAACAAGAAGACCGAAAACAATATCGGACAATTACTTAATCCCAACAGTTCCCATGACAGTTCCGAGTTCGTGAACCATAGCGTCACGCTCGTCTTTGTCTGTGATTCCCTGACGGTCTAGGTAAAGGAGAAGTGCGTTGATGGGACTTGTATCTACCGCCGCACCAGTAGCGCGAGCCGAAGCCTCACGCTTTGGTCGCGGCTGTCGGGCAATGCTATTAGAGATTCCCAGCTTATCCAGACGAGCCTTAGCGTTCTTGATATCAAGGGAGTCAGCACCATCATGGTCAACTACCAGACGAACGATGTCGCCTTCATTGACCTTTTCGATATCGCTGATGCTGTCCGTTCCTGTTGAACTAAGGTCGAGCTTGACTAGGTTTCTGACCTTCAACTCACCGAACTCTAGGGTCGCGTTGTTCTTGTCATCAATAGTGATGATGTCGTAACCCTTTGACTCGCGGTATTCACCGAAAGAAACCTTATAGATCGAGCCAGCGTATCCAGTCTTTTCGGAAAGCTGCTGCCTCTTGTGAATGTGACCAAGGCGTGCCAGTGACCAGCTTCCTTGATCAATAAGTGCGGTTGGAATGTGCGCCTCTAGTAGTGATGTAGCCATACCCATCTCAGAGCCACGGCTTTCCATTCCATTATCGAAAGTACATTCGTCAACAACGAGGTGAGCGGCGAACATAGCCGGTCCGCCCTTGACGCGGTTAGAGAGAGACTCCACTACAGACTTCAACTCATCGCTGATGTTCTTGACTTTAGACTTACCCGCTACGCGAAGCCACGGCACTGCCGCGAACTGCATACCATTGACATCCAATAGCTGCGGAGTCGATACCGCGATTACGTTGGGAAGGTCACCGAAGTAAGCGGCAACAGGTGTGCGGTGGTTGGCAACGACAGTCTGCTGGTCGTGGTTGCCGTCAAGAAGAATAACAGTACAGCCCTTGTGGAGCCTAGAGAGGGCATCACGAACCAAAGCAACGGCTTCGGCGGTGGGCTTTCCCGTATCAAACATATCGCCGTCAACAACGAAGAAGTCAGCCTTGATCTTATTCGCAGCATCGATAACATCGTTGAATCTAGCGAAAGACTCGATCCAGTTTGAGTGGATTCCCTTTGCCTGATCCCAGCCTCCCACATGGGTTGCGTCTACGTGCGGGTCGGCTATGTTGATAATCTTTGTCATTCTTACCTCTCTTGGGCTACAAGATACCATGTAACAAGTCGATTTACAACTGGCTAAATCTATACAGTGGCGTTTTCTTCGTCATCCTCCAATGCCTCATCCGAAGCATTGGGATCTTGCGGCGACTGATAGCCGAGGTCTTGGAATGTAGTATCACGGGTCTTCTTCTCGCCGTCTACAGCGCTACTGATGGCTCCACCATAGTTGGAGTCCCAGATGTTGTAGACCGTCTGAGAAGGCTTAGGAAGGACGATGCGGGGCATTGCCGCAGCAGAGCCAGAGCCTCCGCCACCGAAACCCGCGCCGCGATTCTTGGGCAACGTGGCAATGATATCAAGGATGTCGTTGGGCTTGCCCTCGTCGGGGTCGCCGTCCTTCACCCAGAATCCACGGAACGAGCGGTATTGACCGTTCTGAGAGATCATGCCGACACCCTTGGTCTTGATTTTCTCTAGACCGTTCTCTTCAATAACAACTCTCGATGCCATGTCGTTCTGGCACTTCAGTCCAATTCTACGCATCTGCTGGCGGATAACCGAGGGGATAGATGCATTGGTGGGATACTGAGTCAAAGCGATGAGGTAGATACCTGCTGAACGCGCCTTACGAGCGATTTCGGCTGTATTGGTGAGAAGTCGTTTCTGCTCCTGCTTTTCTTCGGCGTTAGCGGATTCTGCGAATAGAGTTGCACACTCTTCCAGAATAACGAAGATGTAGGGCATATAGAGCGGGTGATCTTCAATTGGAGTACCGTCCCGGTCAGATTCCAGCTTAGCGATATCACGAGCCTTGGAGAGCTTCTTTGGAGACTTCGGGTGTGATGTGAATACGCGGTTGCGTCTGTCCATCTCTACTCGCGCATCCCACATAAGGTCGGCTGCGTTTTTGATGAACTCTTCGTCAGGTGTCCATGAGTCAACAAATCGCTCAACGATGTCGATGTCGCGGTACACCTGCATTTCGTTCTTAGGCTCGACCATCCAGAACCGGACTTCACCCGGTCCGTTGTTATTGGCAAGCTGTAAGATTGCTGCTGATGCAACAACGGACTTACCGGAACCTGATGCTCCGGCAATTAGAAGGTGAGGCTCTTCTGCGTCCCAGTCGTAGATAGCAAGCGAGTCATCTGCCATAACACCCGGCGACCATGAGATTTTCGCCTCACCGGGTGTGCGACCGGGAAGAATCTGGTCTGCGTAATCCGTGAAGTTGAATACTCGCTTCAATGGGTCTTCACGGCTTGCGATGATTGTGAACATTGACTGCTGATCACGCTCAGCCTGTAGCTGCTCTTCCTTGGACATACCACGAGTCTCGATCTCGTTACCCTGCTGAATCTCCATGAATGAGTATCCAGCGGTGGTCTTGATAGCAGACATCTTGATGGGGAACTCTTCGAAAGCCATACCGCTAGGGATGGAGAAGATGAGCTTGTCAACAATAGGGGTTGTGGGCTGGCGGTCTTTTAGCTGCGGGAATCCGTTGGAACCCTGTAGCTTCAAAACTGACCAGTAATACTGCCAGTCCATCTTGTCAATCATGTCGCGCACAACTGCCGGAGGACGAACAAAGCTTGTATCCGTGCGGTCATTGAATGTGGGCATATCACCGATGAAGATAGAGATAGCCGCTGCCGCTCCACCTGACGATGACTTGTCTTCGCTTCCCTTGATGCGAACCCATTCAACGTCGAGGGCTGACTTGATTGTTTCTAGGTTGGCGAAGAATGTCTGAACGCTGACACCAACAGGAGGGATAACGCGAACCTCCATGATTTGACGCTTGGACTCGGGGCGGGTAATCATGGAGACTGTGAGCATGGTGCAGTAACCAAGTCCACGAACCTTAGACAGAGCCGGAATTACACGAGAGCGAACAAGCAGTTCACGCATCCACAGGTCAATATCCGGTGAGAGCAATGGCGGCGGGTCAGTCTCAGTCCACCAGACGCGGAAACCTGCCGAACCTACAGTTCCGGGCACTTCCTCATTTGACGTAGTGATGTTACCAATAGGCGAGATTGCGCAGAGGTCAACACCGAGGGCGTTGCTGATTCTGGGAGCAACCTCCTTGAAGTCATCAAAGGTAGAACCTTGTGGATATCCGAATGTTGCAATCTTTACCTGTGGGTTATAAGGCTCATCTTCGGTGTCTTCGCTGTTTACCTCGATATCGCCCGAGCCGCCGTTTCGTGCGGCACCGTTACGGCGAGCACGAGCAATGCGGTCGCGCGCGAGGCGACGCTGTAGCTGGGTATTCTCATGCTCATCCAGCGTCGGAAGCTGCATCTCGACGTTGAAGCCCGGAATCTTGTCGCGCATGAACTCGAAGGCGCTTGACCAGAACTGACGACGCGCTTCTCTTTCCTGCCAACCCACGATGTATGCGCTCGACATAATGCGGCTTGCGGCTATCGCAAGCCCGAATACGAATGCAGCTAGAACGATAATGGCGGTAAGCCAGATTGGAAGCTTGACGAAAACTCCTACAAGAAGAAGCAGTAAAGCCGGACCGCTGCCATACGCGAGCGCCTTTGGCAGCAGTTCCATAAACGGAAGTTCGGCGCGGCTCTTGTTAATAAGTACCGCTGGGCGAGGTTCGACTGATGCAATAGATTCCTTGTCACCCTGAATGCGTCTTGTTGCAAACACTGTTTGAAGAGCCACAAACCAACCAACCGCGCTTATGGGGTAAGCCACGAAAGCCGGGATGAGGAATTCCATACCCCAAATTGGGTAGTGGGCGGGAACAAGGAAAATGTCGATAACAGCAAGAACAAGAGAACCGAACGCTATCCAGTATGAAGAAAGTCTTGTCCAAGGTGCTAGACCAGCAGCTACCTCATGGTCTTCGTCATCGGTCGGCGCTCCGAAGGCTATCGTATTGAGAGTAAGAAGCTGTCGCACGTTCATCTTGTAGGAAACGAAGAATGTGGCTAGGCGGAAGGGGAATGTCATCATTATGTACATACCCTTATTCACATCTGTCATAGAAAGGTCTTTCCAGACAAATGCCGCACCGAGAAGGATTCCGAGCATGATGAACCCCACAGGGATCATAAGGGCGACGTAGAGGAATACACCAACTACGATAACACCGCCGAGCGCTATCTTGCGCCAAAGCTCCCAAGGTCCGAATATACCGCGACCGCGCATCAGACCTCCTTCATAACTTTGATTATCTTCTGAGCGCTTTTGATTCCCTTAGCAATAGGTATTGTTCCGGTGGTAATGAACGAAACTTCCTGTGTATCTGCCTGTTTGTCTTTGGCGCTGATGACGATTGACACAATCATAGACGAATCAAACTCCCCGTCGTTGAAAAACTCCACAAGGCGAGCATGGTACTTCTCTTTAATGTACCCCTTCATTTTGTCAAAGTCCGATATACGACCACCAGATTTACTTACGACAGACACTACAACGACCTTTTCTGATGAATTGCCGTCTGTTACCATCCTCGCGTGAAGAAGAGGGCAGTAGCCGATTGTCTCATCTTCGCTGAGTTTTGGTATTAGCTCAATTCTGGTAATGAAGTCTCGTTCGTGTTGAGAGATGCTCTCGTCAAATATCGAGGGGAGATACTGTTTGTCAGACCAAACAATCCTAAACCCTTCGAGGCTAATTGTCCCAAGGTTCTCGTCGCCCGAATCCAGAACGACTCCGACAGGACAGACACACGCCGACTGCGTTTCTAGAGCGTTGCGTATTGCTGAAATGCGCTTCCTGACATCTTCAAAAGTAGATCCATCCCGCAGTTGGAAAGTCTCTACATTCAAACCGAGTACGCCGGATTCTTGCTCGACGTAAATGAGCTTTGTTCTGGGTACGATTGATTCCCAGAACTTTCTGCGGTCAGCTAATTCTCTGTTTTTGCGGATGCGTTGCATCCATGTCGGTGCGCTCATGGCAATGTACATTGTAGTCCTTTGACTACGCCGCTACACCAATTTCCTTCGTCTTTCGGAGGATAGAACGAACCAAGGTTTCTACGGACTCAGCTTTCATCTCAGTGATCGAATCATCCTGTCCTTCACCGTCGATAACAGCGTTGAAAGTAGCCTTCTTGATACGGTTCATCTGTAGCAATCGGGGGTCTTCCGTACCATCAACTACGGCATAGTGGATGTTGGCATCGTGCGGCTCAAAGTCTTCGGACAGTCTCGCCCAGCAGCGTCCCGCCATCTGAACAACCCACGAAGGAACAAACGGAATCTCGTGCAGGTAGACATCCTTAGCCGCCGTGAGGGTGTGACCTTCACGAGCAGCCATACTGCAAATCATCAACCTGTAACGGTCATCCTTTTGGAAGAGTCGCTTGTGCTTCTGGATGCTGTCTCCGGTCTGCTCTCCACCGGGCAGAATCGTCAAGATACCGTACTGCTGGAGGTCAGGGTGCTCGATGAGAGCCTTACGGGGGTCTTGGTGGTGGACGAACACGATGACCTTCTGACGGGTCTTATCGCCGCCTGTGACGCTTTCATCACCAGCCATGAATTTGTGAATCCATTCCACGGTGCCATCGACCTTGCCCATTCCGAGCCACTGCCTGATCTTAGTGAGCCGCATCATAGCCTCGCCATTGTCCAGCTTGCGAGTAATAACTCCCACAGCCTTCTCGATGCTCATGCCCTCTTCCTTGGCAAGCTCCTTAGCCTCGGTGATAGCCCAGTCGCGGAACTCTTCGTCCAGACGCTCATACTCAGCCCATGCGCTCTCCGTCATCGAAAGCTTGACAACGCTTTCTGTGAGCTTGGGTAGCGGGTGCATAACGTCAGACTTGCGACGACGAACCATACCAGTGTCAATAAGCAGCTTGTGAAGCTCCTTGACATTAGCGGCTCCCTTGTTCTGCCAAATGAAGAACTTATCGAAAGCTGCATTACAGAAGTAGTATTCGAACGCTCCCTTGTCAGTTAGAGGAACCTCGATAGTTCTTGGGTTCTTGCTTCCGGCAGGTCGCTTGAAGTCGAACTTCGGGTTCTTGATCTCCATCGTGGTGCGCTTGAGCTTAGAGCGTGCGAACGCAGCAAAGATGTGAGCTATACCTAGAATTTCAAGAAGGCTCCACAACTCAATCGGGGCATTCAGGAATGGCGTACCGCTAGCCATGATGATAAACGGCTCAACGCCGTTCTTCTCGGCCTCCTTGATGATGTATTTGGAAAGCTTATGAGCGGCTTCTGCCCTCTTAGAGAGGTCGTTCTTGTAGACGTGACATTCATCAGCGATGAACCCAACCGGCTCCAAATCAATGAGGTCATCAATCCTGTTAGCGATGATGTCGTGATTGATGATGTAGAAATCCTTGCCCTTTTCGATGGGCGCTGCTTTGGCTCCGGCAATGATCTCTACCTTTGCCTCACCCCACCAACGAAGAACTTCTTCACCAATTTCATCCTTCATCGACTTGGTTACAGCAATGACGACTGGGAACTCACCGTGCTTGATATCGGTACCGTTCCTGAACTGATTGAGAGAAAGTGATGTTCCTACGAAGGAACCGCCCTTACCCAGACCCACCTGATCGGTAAGAAGGCTCGTGCCTTGATATGCCATTGCAAGGATAGAGTCCTGCTGCCACGGCTTGTATTCACGATTCGTAGTGAAGATGGCGGGGTCTGGGAGCTTGAATCCCTCTTCGATTGACTCGGCAACCAACTGCTTGATTACGTTTCGCCATTCTGCGCGTCCCTCGATAGCGTCAGAAAGGTTGACCGATACAGAGATTCCGTAGATGAATAGAACGGCTTCGATTTGGTCGAGGTCTGCTGTTTTCAGGTTTACAACCCAACCAGAGAGAGATGCGCTGTAGTTATAGGTCTTGTCCATCTTACTGATTTGGTCAGAAAGAGTGAGTGCGTAGGGTGCCTGAATTACCATGTAGTGATTGACTAGCCAAGCACTCGGTTCGGGCTGAATGAGCCACTGGTTAGATCGCGCCCAGATAGCGTCTTCTACCGAAGACGCAATCCACGGAACTGAGTCTCCTAGTTCCAGCAGGGCATCCTTAGCAGCGGCAATTTTGCTGAAAGGAAGAACGGGATTTTCTACAGAGTCGTCTTTGGTTAGCAAGAATGCAATCTTCTCGGCAAGCTTCTCATCAAGGATCTCGATAAGGTCGGGCTTGTCTTTTACTACCTTTAGGATTTCGTTACTCATTACACACGCTTTCGATGTTTAGTGGCACCATCATACACAACAGGAGAGTTTTGTCTAGCACTCTTTCGTTATCCATTCCTGATATTGCCACTTGAATTTCCCAACAAGAGATGTAGACTTACGCGAGCTTTATTGATACAGTGTCACCCAAGCGATAAGAGGAATTACGTTGGCAGATAGTAAAAGCAACATCATTGAACTGCCTTCAGCAGCAGAAACGGAACAGGATGTTCTGGGAACATGCTTGCAAGAAGGCGCTGTATGGTGGCGGAAGGTAGAACAGGCATCCGAGGGTGTTGATATCGCTGATCTTTTCTTCGACCAAGATCACCGGCTCGTAGCGCGTGCAATTAGCTCGCTGTACAACAACGGTAGCAACATCAACGTATCTTCCGTAACGGACGAAGTTCTTCTGCACCGCGAGTCTAACTCTCTGGTTCCGACCGTTAACGGCTACCTCTCTATCCTCCAAACATCCGCAACTCTCCGTTCGCCTGATGAGGTTTCTGAGGCTGCTAAGACTTTGGTTGCCAAGCAGCGTCTCCGCGAGCTAATCAGCGGAATGAAGGACACCATCAAGGTAGCCTCGGTTGAACAGCCGAACCCCAATGAAATTGCGTCTAGCCTTCGTCAGCTTGCATCCGACCAGTCGATGATGACCACGGATATCAAGAGCTTCGGTGAGCAGATGGAGAAGTATATAGCTGAGGATGGGCTAGCCGTCTCCGTGAGAGCTTCATCGGGAATCAAGTCTCTGGATCTTAGATTGCAGGGCGGTTTCGGCGCGGGAAGCCTTTCCATCATCGCGGCTCGACCGAAGGTTGGCAAGACAACCGTTATGCTCAATGCAATCCTAGCCAACCTAGCCGAGGGTCTTGTGGTTGTATTCGCTTCTCTCGAACTGGGATTCAAGGAGGTAAACTCCAAGATGCTCTCGGCTCTCTCTATGGTTCCGCAGCGAGATATTGCCGACCTATTCGACGGCAAGACAAAGCGCGAAAGCTTCGCGCCCGAAGACCGAGAAGAGCTAGAGCGCGCGGAGGCTGAATTAGGTGCCGCCATGTTCTACCCCATGTTCACCGCTGATATCACTCATGGTGTTGACACCATCATTGCCGGTGCTTGGCAGGCTCAGCAGCGACACCCTGATAGAAAGGTTGTGGTCTATATCGACTACGCCCAGCTTCTTGTCGAGGGGGTTGCCAACCGAACGGCTGAAATCGGTCAGGTTTCACGAAAGCTCAAGATATTCGCTCAGGAAATCGACGGTCCTGTAATCATGGCGGCTCAGGTCAACCGTGACTCAGGCAAGAACGATGATGATGGAATGCCACGACCTCACCACCTGAGAGAGTCTGGCGACTTGGAGCAGACCGCTGACAACGTTATTATGCTTAACCGCAAGTCGCTACAGGACGAGACTGAACCCGATCACATCATGGATGTTTGGCTAGCTCTTGTCCGTACAGGCGAGGCGGGTTACTGTCAGGCATTCTACAGCCCGAAGATTCAGTATGTTACCGACCTCGAAGAGGCAAGCGCGGTATCGGGCGAGTCACTTGGTTCCGGTTCAGAGTCGGAGTCTTACGACGAATACACCGACTAGTCGGTAAGGACAGTAAGAAGAAGGGCTGGATATCAGATATCCAGCCCTTCTTTTATGCCCACCGGGATTCTACTTGTATTCGAAGTCTGTACCCGTAATCTTGGCGATACGCTCTAGTCCTCGAAGGCTAATCTTCGAGCCTTCCTCTGAGGCGTAACGTTTCTTTCCGTGAACGATGGTGATGAAGACTACACCTTCAACCATGCTTTCCATAGCATCCATGAGGTCTTTTACCTCATCGTCAGTCTTTGCAAAGTAAGTCGCTTCGGTGATTTCATCCTTAGCCTTTTCAACGATTACTTCCTCGACAGGAGCAACCTCTGCCTCCGGCTCTCCACCTCTACGACGATTACGGCGCGATGCAATGAGAGCTTCGTATTCGGCATTACGGCTTTCTACATCCTCTACCGGCTCAGGCTCAATAACGCTTGTTGTCTCACCGCGACCCACTCTGCGCTCTGCCCTCTTGCGGTTTGTCAATGCTCGCTGTAGGTCATCAGAGTTGGCGCTAGCCATAACGCTGTTGGTTCCATTGATAATGTCGTCAATGGAGCTACCAATAACACTCGTGGCGCGGATTTCGGACTTCTCATAAGGGTTACCTTCAGAGTCAGAAAGCTCGCGCGTCTGGAATGTTCCGCCGACAACCGCGAACTGACCGTTGGCAAGTGAGGACTCACTACCGCCGTACCAGACAACATCAATGAAATCACCATTGTCGTTTTCCAGCAGGAAGTTATGCTGCGGACGACCGCCACCCTTACCGTTTCTTACCTTGTGTGCGGTAATTGTTCCGTAAAGGAATACCTGAGCACCTTCGCTAAGAGTCTTGGAGCCAACCTCGACTGCGCGGGGGTCAATCTTACCCTCTTCCTGAGCAATCGGAATGATGTTCTTGATGAGAGCAAACGGGTGATCACCAGCGGCGAATCCAAGAGCCTCGATCTCGGCAGCAATCTTCTCTGCAATCGTGTAGTCCTCGCCATTTAGGTTGAATTCCGAAAGCGGCTCTTCGCTAACCAAGTCATCGAATAGGTCGAAAATTCCCACTGTTGCGCGATGCGACTTAGACGTGCTCCTGCTCTCCGCAAGCATCTTCTCTAGGTTCGAGTGAAGGGCGTGCCGTGAGCCGATGAGGGTGTCGAATGCGCCAGCAGCGGTAAGGTGGAACAAAGCCTGCTTGTTGATACCACCGGAACCAGCCATGCGAACCATAAAGTCACCGACCGAAGAGAACGCCCCGCTCCTGTTTCTCTCGGCAAGAATGTTCGTGAGAGTGCTACCACCACAGTTGCGAACACCGGAAAGACCCAACCAGATACCATCCTTGGTCGTTGTCGAGTCAGTGTCGCTCTGGTTGATGTTCGGCGGGAACACAGTTACGTGCATCTTACGAGCGGATGCAACCTGAGCGGTGCGGCGGTCACGGTCTTGGGTGTCGATACAAGCAGCAGCATATTGTGCCGTGTAGTTAGCCTTCAACCATGCCGTCTGGTAGGCAATGAATGCGTACACAACAGAGTGCGCCTTGTTGAAGGCGTAAGCTGCGAACGGAGGAATCATAGCCCAGAGGTCATCTGCAACCTTCTGTCCATAGCCGCGCTCGACAACACCCTCCTTGAAGGGAATCTCCTGCTTCCGTAGGGCTACTGCGTCTTTCTTACCCACAGCCTTACGGAAGTCGTCTGCCTGAGTAGCTGAGTATCCGGCGTAGTGCTGCGAGAGCGCCATGACCTGTTCCTGATAGCAGAGAACTCCGTAGGTTTCCAAGAACATCTCGTGCATGTACTCGTGAGGAACCTCGACTCGTTTGCGACCATTCTTAGCCTCAGCGTATGCAAGGTGAAGGTCTGTACCCATCGGACCCGGACGGTAAAGAGCGATAACAGCCGAGAGATCCTCGATGCTGTCAGGGTTCACTCTGCGAAGCAAGTCTCGCATACCGGGAGAGGTAAGCTGGAACACGCCGTCAGTCTCACCAGCGGCGAGCATCTTGAACGTCTTCTTGTCGTCAAGCGGAATCTTCTCAATGTCGATTTCTACGCCGAGGTCACGCTTGATAGAGATGAGGGTCTTCTTGATGATTTCAAGGTTGATAAGACCGAGGAAGTCCATCTTAAGACCACCGATAGCCTCAGCATCATTCTTGTCATACTCACATACCGGAACCTTGTCGTCATCCTTTTTAGCGCGGTGCAGCGGAACATAGTTCGTGAGCGCATCAGGCGTGATGAGGACTGCGGCAGCGTGGGTACCGTGGTTGTTGTGAACACCCTCAACACCAAGGGCGACGCGGAACATCTCCTTGATTTCGTCGTCTCTGGTAGAGAATTCTCGTAGAGCACGACCTGCTCGCCAGTGGTGGAAGTAGGGGTCATCCTCTTCGGGGCTGCTTGGCTGCATTACAGCCGCCAGCGTAGCCTCCACACCGTCGATTGTTCCCGGCCATAGACCAGATGCGATTGACCCAACCTTGTTGCTCAAACCGAGGATGTGTGCAGCTTTCTGAAGGGCGGACTTCGGCTTGAACACCGAGTAGGTGGCGATTTTTGCCACTCGGTCATATCCGTACTTTTCCTGTACGTACTTGACCATATGCACACGGCTGGTCGGCTCGAAGTCGATATCGATATCGGGCATGGACTTTCTACCGGGGTTGAGGAACCGCTCAAAGTAGAGTCCATAGTGAATCGGGTCAACCTTGGTGATACCCGTGGTATAGGAGACAATAGAACCCGGTGCAGAGCCTCGACCCGGACCCACTAGGTAACCCATGTCCTCCGCAGCCTTGATGAGGTCGGAAACCATGAGGAAGTATCCGTTGAAGCCCATCTTGTTGATTACATCAAGCTCGTAGTCGATCTTCTCGGTTACGACAGCAGGAAGCTTCTTGTCCTTGCCCACGCCGTAGCGCTCCTTCGCTCCGATGATTACTTCATCACGCAACTGCTGTGATTCGGTGCGTCCTTCGGTGGTCGGGAAGGTGGGGATGAGGTAGTGGTCGGCGCTGTGTAGAGGAATGTTGATTTCTCTGGCGCGCTCTTCTACGAGAAGCGTGTTGGTGCAAGCGTCAGGGAACTGATCCTGTGGGAAAAGTTCGTACATCTCTTGGCTGGTACGGAAATAGTTCTCTTCGGACTCGAACTTGAACCGGCTTTCGTCAGATAGCTTAGCTCCCGTCTGAATGGCAAGAAGAGCCTCGTGCATTTCGGCATCTTCCTTGTGACCGTAATGTGAGTCCTGTGCAGCAACTAGGGGAGCGCCTAGCTTCTTTGCTAGTCGAACCTGATCATCAAGGATGCGAAGCTGGTCGGGAATGTTGTGGTTCTGGATCTCTACGAAATAGTTCTCTGCTCCAAAGATATCGCGGTGCTTACCGGCGATAGCCATTGCGCGGTCAAAGTCTCCGGCGAGCAGAGCTTTGTTGACTGGCGAGCCGAGGCAACCGCTGGTAGCAACGATACCCTCGTGGTACTTTTCGAGTAGAGCGTCGTCAGTCAAGGGCTTGTAGTAGTAGTTCTCCATCGAGGATTCAGACTGGATACGCATGAGGTTCTTGTAGCCATCATTATTGACGGCGAGCAGAATCATGTGGAATCGCTCTTTGTTGACAGAGATACCCTTTGACTTCTGCTCCTTGATCTCTTCTACGTCTTGGACGTAGTAAGCTTCTAGACCCGGAATAGGTGTTATCTCGCGCTTCTTCGCCTCTTCTAGAAGCTGCACAATACCAGCCATCGAACCGTGGTCAGTGATGGCTACACCCGGCTGTCCGTCTTCCGCAGCAAGCTTGACGATATCAGAAACAGATATCGCGCCGTCGAGCAGCGAAAAGTCAGAGTGGGTGTGCAGATGCACGAATTTCTTCTCAGTCAATCTCTAAACCTCATGTCTTATATGCGCACAGATTACCACAGCACGACTCGCCGCACAACAACTATTTCTGGCTCAGATGGCATCAATGACGAGCGCCCAAAGATACATGTGAGCAAACAGCAGTGATAGCGAAACAATTAGCGAAACGAAGGGGAATGCGTGGAAAGAACCTCGTCTTTTCAGACCGAATGATATAGATACCGCTGCGAGATATATCCCTAGCGCGGGTAGCAAGATAGAGGAAAGTATCGCTGCCCATCCAAAGGTATAGCTCCAATGGGAGAGGAAATTTCTCGCCTCATATGACTGAACCAGCTTGTAGCTTGTCATATTTACTGACCGACCTTTGCAGCTTTCGCAGCCTCGACGCTAGCCCTGATGTTGTCCTTTACTTCCTTGGATACGAAGCTTGGGACAACGCTGACTCCGGCAGGTAGAGCGCCACCCCTAACGCCCTGTGCGCCTATCTGAGTGGCTAGCTTGTATAGATACTGGTGCAGCCCCATTGAGAACCCGTCGTCCTGTGAGAGGGTTCCGAAAGCCCATGCCGCTATGTAAGCGTCGAGCGAGAATCCCTTCTTTGTGACAAGAGCCATTAGACCCTCCATGAGTTTGATGGAGGCGGCATGGTCGATGATCTTGCCATCGGTCATTATGTGAACTTTCTCACGAACCGATTTGGCGATAGGGCTTTCCTCGGCTGTATCCATCTTTAGGCTCATGTCTCGAACCTTTATTAGAACATCTTCTGGTGAATATCGCCTAGATTCCTGTTCAGCTATAATGCTCATCTTGTCAGCCCAGCTATTGCCAAGAAGGGCACGAGTGGCTTCGATGATATAGAACTTCCTGATGTCAGGTCGCGCATTTGCGAACACACCATCGATAAGCTCAATCATTCGTCCAAGTTCGGTTACAGAACGCTCAGTGTGCTCCATAGTCTCGTAAGGAACGAGTTCTTCTGGCTTCCAGTTTGAGCTTCTGAATGCGTCCTTACTCGAATTGACAAGAAGCTCCTGTATGAACCACTGAACGGTGGAAGTTGGCGCGTTTGCGGGGTTGTTGAAGCCGGAACTCCACTCTTCCAAGAAAAGATCGACATCACCATACCAAGCAATATGCCCACCTCGATTGATGACCTGCTCTCCTAGCTCGTTGACCGTAGAGACTGTTCCCTCGGGGTTAGCCGCCATAGCGATGCTAATGTACGGCTGGATATTCTTGTCGCCGTAATGTCCGTGAGTCATAAGACCCAGCAAAGCGTGCTGCTGGGCTGGAAGGCAGGTTGTCATCTCATCCATGAACAGGATTGTAAGCCCATGATGGTCTTCCCAATACTTGATGATCTGATCCACAACTGCCGGTAGTGAGCGCTTCATCACAGTCTCACCGCTGGCTTCATCGAGAGATGTGAACATCATCCCGTGAATGACGGTTGGGTCTTCTGTAGATGGCTGAATAGTGATGACCTGATACGGAACGCCGTTCTCGTCAACCTCGTCTGCAAGGGACTGGATAGAACGAGTTTTCCTTGCCCCGACCGGTCCCCACAGGGTTATCGGTGTCTTATTGGCTAGGAAGATTTTAAGAAGGTCAACAGCAACACGACGAGGGTTATCCCTGAGTTCATCAGCACCAGATGCTTTGGAAGCCCACAATCCATCAAAGTTAGCCAGAGGCATGAACGTTGGTTGTTTTTCATCAACCGTAACCGGAGGTGCTGTTGTTTCGCTTAGTTCGTGATCCACAGCGTAATGCTCCATTCGGTCAGATGCGGAATGACACACCCGACATATTCACTCGGGTTAAGTCGCTAGCGATTCTATCCCATCCAGATTCACCAATCCACGTAGATAGACCAAGACCCTCATTATTATCCTGAATTGCCATGTTGGTAGTGATAATCGTGTACTTGCCGCGCGCGCTCCACCTTGATTCAATCAGGTTCCAGAGTGCTTTCTGCTGATATGGGGTCAACCCCTCATTCACCGCTCCCAAGTCATCAATGACAAGAAGATCAAATTCAGCGAAATGCTTGACTGGGTTCTTGTGGTCTTCCCTGAAAGAAAAGTCTGTGATGAGCGAAACCGAGTTGACGAAGACAGCGGAGAACTGGTGATCGTGGATGAGCTTACGACCGATGGTTGCGGCAATGGTTGACTTACCCGTGCCAGCAGTTCCTCGAAGAATCAGAAACTTCGTCGGCTCTTCAAGGTAGTCGGCAAGCTTGTCGATGTCATCGTTGTTCAGAGAGCCTCCCCATCCCGCCTCAATTTCATCGCCAGAGTTGTTGGTGCCGCCCACGATTTCCTTGACCGAGTGACCTCTGTATTGGTCGGGTACGGTAGCTAGCCACTGCTGATCTAGCTTCTGGACATAATCGTCCTGACTCTGCTCGACTGCTTGGCGTAGTCGTTCTAGAGAGCGTGCCATGTTTACCTCTTACCCTTTGCAATGGGTTCGCGCATACTTGGATGCCAGCCGAACCGTTCTTCTAGGGAAGAGTATATGGCATCATGCGTGGTTTTACTAGCCCTACGCAATTTTGATACCTCAGCCCAATAGCCCTTTGGAGCCTGTGCATGGAAGGGAAGTAGAAGGCTAGAAGGGACACCTCTGTTGAATGCATCGTCGGCTGCTCTGTCAGCGTGAAAGTTGATATCCTCCATGCGTTCAGATTCGACAGCACCGGCACCGTAAGAGCTTCTCCGGTCGTTTTTCTTGACCTTGTAATTACCGGTTTCGATCTTCCGTAAGTTCCTGATTATCTCTGACGGGAAGAGAGCCACCTGACCAACTATCAGAGCCACCTTATCCGCTATCTCTATCAGAGTCTCGTCGGTATAGCGCTCTGTAATCAAAATAGCGGCATCGATATCCTCACTACCCCAGTCATTTCGGTTGGTTTCCAGAACATTCTCTACTTCAGAAATCGACATCTTTTGGGTATAAGCGGGGTTGATCTGTATTTCTAGTCCGTCTTCGAGCGCAGCGAGCGCGAATTTGCGAGTCTTGGGGTTAGTGATTGACGTGGTAACACGCCTAATGTCATGGGGGTCGCGGCTTCTAGGCTCGGTGCGAGCAGCGCCTTCTACGATTCGTTCAAGCTCCTGCTCGCTGGTGCCTTCGCCCACCGCACCCCTAATCGCTTTTGCGAAGTCCTTGTGGACACTCTTCGCGTCTTCCCGTTCCGTTCGTAGGCACCATAGCTTCCAAAGCCGACTGGTGATTTTCGAAGTGTTGTCGTTGGTTGACGAAGAATGCGTGATCGCACCATCGTCTACCCAGTCATCGAATAGATTCAAAGAACTCACACATCACCGCCCATATCGAACCCAGAGAATATCATGCGGAGTTCAGTTAATCAACCTGAACAAATTCCCTACGTCTGTCAATCCAGTCTGGGAGATACATCTCTGCGCTAGGAAGATCGCCAACATTCACAACAAGGAGCTTAGCAGCAGACCTCGGTTTCACATCCGACCAAGGGAAAAGGCAGTCTGTGGAAACTATTACCAGATCCGGCTTGCGGTACTTCTTTCCTCTGAATACCAGCTTTCCTCTCATCATCAAGTCGATAATCTGTCCGAAGTCCTGAGTCCCTCCGAATCCCCAAGACCAAGCTTGTCGAACGTCTTCATTCCACCGTGACGTTCTACCGACATCACGAAGTGTTGTGTCTGCCGAGAACCATGTGACCTTATCTCCATAGTTATTCAGAACCTTCCTGCATAGATCCGAGAATACCGTCATAGACTTTGCCATCTTGCCCTCGTGCATAGAACCCGAAACGTCCTGAAGGACATATATCGTTGGTGAGTATGAGAGAAGACCTTGCAGAATGGGACCAATTGCTGCTTGGTTTGGGTTACGCACTGAATACGAAAGGTCTGACTGTCCCTTTATCTGGGTACTGCTCAACAGTGCATTGGCGAGCTTCATAAACCTTCTGTCCCAATTCAAACCTCTCGCCTTGCGGTAATCCTCGCGCCAAATTCTTAGGTTGTTCCCTATCTCATCACCAAAGCCAGAAGGTGAGATTGCATCCATTTCCTTCTCAAACTCACCTATGTCATCACTCAACTCTCCAAAAGCTTCGCTCATTTCACCAGCGGAAGGCTTGTCGGGAAGCTCATATTCAGGAAGCTCATCACTCGGCTTCCATGCTGGGTGATCTATCGGGTCTGTAGGGTTTTCTATAGAGTTCTGCCACATCTTACCGAGTTCAGAGTTCTGAAGTTCGCGGACTGCCTGAGCCTTTTCCCAGTCACTCATCTGTGTATTGCCACCTTCATCACCTCCGTCACCCTCGACCTCATTTTCACCAGATTGGGAATCGGAAGGTGTACCACCAGAGCCGGAGCCACTACCTTGTGAATTGCCGCTTTCTGAATTCTCAGAACCGTCAGAGTTGGAAGGCTCACCAGATTGGTCTTCCTCTTCGGCATTATCTGATTCATCTTCCGATTCATCACTCTTGCCGCCATCGTTATCTAGACCTTCTGAAGAGCCGTTCTTATCTCCACCTTCTCCGTCGCCATCTGAGGAACCATCGTTACCCGAATCGTCTTCAGATTCAGAATCTCCATTTTTATCACCCTCTGACTCGCCCCCTTGATCATCCCCGTCTTCTTCATCTGATTCAGAGCCGTCATCATCATCATCATCATCATCTGAGCCTTCTTCTGATTCGGAATCCTCTCCTTCTTCAGCATCTTGCTCTTCCTCGCCATCTTCAGACTCTTCTGAATCTTCAGACTCTTCGGAATCGCCAATATCAGATTCATCCTCCGTCTCTTCCTCGGCATCCTCGTCATCTTCTTCCGATGCTCCACCCTCATCGTCTTTATCTTCCTCTTCGGGCGGCGGTGTCTCCATCAACTTTTTGATTATCTGGTGATATTGCTCTGCGCTAAGACCATCTTCCATTCCAAGCACGCGCGGAATCCAGCCGTCATCATCAAAACCCGGAGGCGCGGTTACATTCCAGTAGTCGAGATCGCGTATTGTGAACAGCGCCGAGTCCTTACATATGTCCCAGACCTGATCAAGGGTGAGACTCTTTTGCTCGCGGTCGATAGTGCTATTAATTTCTAGGTCGAGAGCGGGTACGGCTTCTTCTCGCCAAGCTTCTTCCTTGAGAAACCTGAATCGCTGCCAGCTATCACGGGTATGCCTTTGTAGCTCGTGTTCTATAGCACCGGCTAAGTAGTGAAGAGGAACGCTAAGTGCAAAGAGCCGGTCGATGTATATACGAAAGTCGCGGTCTGTTGCGGTTGTCGATCCATAAGGAAGAACGCCCTCAGTATCGGGCATTACCTCAACAGGAACCACCACGAAATGCTGTAGAAATCTTCCCCACCACGGCTTTACCGTAGAGAGGTATTTCTTCGCAGCCTCTACTTTGTCCCACGGGAAGCCTTCGTCTGGTGCTATCAACATCGAATGCCTCCTTATTTGGTGTTTGTTATCTCGCTGGTAAGTCGGCGTAGAACCCAACTTGGTGTGTGTAGTGCTGCAACTGTGTTTACCATAGCATCTGACTCAACATTGAACTGTGTTCTCGCTGGGGCTAGATCGTAATACCTCTTTGACTTCGGGTGGAAAACCTGTAGGGAAGAGAAACCCTTGGATGTGGTCAAGGGCATGGGGAACCAGTCATAGGCGTTAGCCGTGAATACTGACTCAACACCTTTCTTCTGTAGATTGATGTTCGTGATGCTCTTACCAATCTTGTCAAGACCTTTGGTAACCCGTTCCTCGAACTTAGCCATCCTCGCGCTGCTGTTGATGTTCACGAATACTATCTTTAGATCCATATCACTCAACGCTGCGATAGATGCCCAAGCCGCAGCCTTTAGCTCTAGTTTGTCGCCACCCTTATCGTCAAGGTTGGTAGCCCCGCTTGTTTCAAAAACGATGATTGCACCGTCTTTCGTTACCAAAGCCGCATCACCAATGTTTTCTCTCAGGTCATGTCTCTTCTTGATGTCATCACTCAGGAAGAGCTTTCCAACTGTAGCAGTCTCTCCCCAAGCTCCAATAACTGCTGGACATGACTCCATAGCCCGAAGAACAAGTTCGCTAGCAGAGAGGTTGTGTCGGATAGACGAACCACTACGAGAGCTATTTGTGCCTACCGCTATGTCTCTGCCCTGAGCAACCAGCTTAGCCTCTATATCTGTAAGTCGAGACATCCAGAGTTCTAGGCGTTCAGTGACATTAGACAGTCTCCATAGGAATCCGCTGCCGCTCTGCTTTCTTCCCTGTGCTTCTCTCTCTAGCCACTTAGGTACTGCGTTCTCGACCACACCATAGGAAAAAAGATCGCGCATAGCCCTATCAACATCGATGGCTCTTACGTCGAGCAGTGAGGCAAGCTGGAAGGTGGTGAGTTGGTGAAATTGAGCTAACGAGGCGACACATCTAATACCAACAGATGTGTAAACCTTCGACTCCGCCGCATCAATAGGGGCGAAAACAGGCTCGGAGCTTTGGTACAAAGCGCCGAGATTATCAAAGCTGTAAGAGAGCCTAGTTACGGCAACCTGAGTCCATTTAGTCGAGAAAGCATCAAGCCAGTCAACCTCATAGAACGGGTCAAGCCTGTCCACCATCCCTGAAGATTTACGGCGCGTCTGATAGACCGGAGTTATATCCGGTGCCTTTGCTTCCCCCACAAGGTTACTGAGCAACCTGACCACCCGGTAGCTTTGCACGACGTTCGCGCTCCTGCCACTCGTAGTATTCCACGATTGCGTCGTTAACTGTCGTATTTGGGCGTAATAGGAACTCGCCCCATTTCGTAGCCAGCGGAACTCGCAAAGTAAACGGCGGCGTTGGTTTGTCGCCTCTTTGCATCACTCCGACAGCGGTACCGTTCGGAAGGCTATGGATATCATTAGTGCTGTAGATATCTTGCTCTTCCGATGCGGAGGAAACTTCCTGAATTGCCGCTCTAAGGTCATTGGACTCGTGGAGGTTGAACCAGAACTTAGTTCGGCTTCCCAGAACGGCGCTTCTTGCTTGGAATGGCATCTGCGAAGGAGATTGTGAACCTAAGAAGTAAGAAGCACCCCTAGAACGACCCTCCTTACCAGCTTCGGCAATAACATTGCTTACGTCGTCGTTCTGAGAATCGACAGCAACATCAGCTACTTCATCAAAGAACATCGGGATTCTCTTACCCTGAGCCTGCCAACCTGAGCACTTAGCCTTGATGGTGTTCCAGAGCATGTAATTGGTGATGAGTAGGAGCTTTCTTGCTGCGGAAGAGCCTACGGTGGTGTCATAGTTCCCATCGGGAAGTTTGAACGGTCCCATATTCAACACGATAGGTGCGAAGTGGAACGGGAACTGGGAGACGGCAACCGGTGGGCGTGAATCCGGCGACCAGAGTACGTGAGCCTCAGCCATCTGAGAAATCTTGTTCAAAGCAGGACCGAGAACAGATCCACTCTGTGACTGGCGGCGCATTGCAGGGTCAAAGAATCGGCTGAGATTTCCGATTGCGGCGGCGAGCGCTATTTCTCTTTCGTCGCCGGTACCACGAGTTGTGTATTCATTCTGTAACTCAAGAATCCGTAGACCGATATCAAGGGTCGATTCTCCGTTCAGAAGGATTCTGGAAGCCTCCATGATGTTCGGCTTGTCCGCATTGATGTACTTTTCCATACCAAGGTACTCAATATCATTGCTAGATAGCAACATAGATATCAATAGCGAGTTCTGGAGAACTTCACGCGATGCAGCACGGATACCGTCTCCATACGCAAACTGCATACCAGAAACTAGGAAGTCAATATTAGCCTTTACTTCCTGAACCGATGCACCCTCGGAAAGACGACGACCTTCTAGCGACAGTCTCCACTCAGAGCGTGGGTTGTGCGCTTCGATGAAGATAGCCCTCTTGTTTCTTCTGGCAATCTCCCAAGCATCTGCTGCACCTTCGCCTTTTGTCTCAGCCCAGATTGGTGTTATCTGTAAACCATTGGTTCGCTCCAATCCTGCCTTTACTACTCCCGCAAATATGACCTGTAGGAAGTTTGTCTTACCGGAGTTCGGAGCACCAGCGGTGTACATAGAGTAGTGGAGGTCACGCACATCAAGAGATATGAATTGACCAGAGCCGCTCATTCCGTAGTAGATAGGGAACTCGGTTTCAACCATGTAGTTAGGAATACCCCGCGAAAGAGACGAATTGGCATGAACGTCGCCACCCCCTCGGCTGAATGACGGCGGGAAGCTAACAATCTCGAATAGTGCTATGGGGTTGAGATAGTTGATTCTTTTGGTGGACGGTGCCGCTTCGTGTACATCGACCGAGTTACCACCGTATCGCAGACCTAGAGTTCTACTCTCAAAGAACCAGCGCGGATTCCACAGCCAGAAAACATAGGGAGGAAGGTTGAATTCTCCCATTGTTAGCCTTTGCTTTACAAGTTCCACAGAGAGAGGACTTGCTTTGACTAGAGCGAACCAGCCAGCAACGATAGATGCAAGAACCAATGGCACACCGACAAACCAAGGAATAGCCTGTGTGATGGTGAAGATAAGTGAAAGCGCTCCCGAGATAGTAGAGAGAACGATTCCAGAACGCCCAATTGAAGAGGCGGAGAACGGGCGGACAACATACTGCCATCCAGTAGTTGCAATAGAGTTTACAGCGCTGTTCAAGACCATAGTTGACAATGAACGCTTACCTTGCGGCGGGACTGAGGTGGAAGCAATGATGGTTGATCTGATGGGCTGGTTGCTCATCGTCTGAGTCTGAATTCCCATTCCATATTGCATAGACTCTCCGCCTGACGCGATGTTGTCAGCCGTGATAAATCCAGCAAGCTGTCTCTTCTCACCGTCTGTCATAAATTCAGTGGTTACCACAAATGAAACGGCAACATTCTTGTCAAGTCTTTCAAGAGAAGCGGATAGAGCCTTAGCAACAGAACCGCCCTCCTTTACTGCGCTTGTTGCTCCGAGGGGTGACGACTTACCCCTGAGCGCAATAGAGATGTCCTCGACAGGTACATATGGCTGCTGTTCAAGCCTACGCGCGTTAGCTCCGACTGACTGTGCAGCAATACGAACCTGTGCGCCATCGCCGTAATGTTCCGCACTCATACCAAGGTAGAGGTGAATAGAACTATCTTCTAGTCTCGACCATACGAATGAGATAATCCCCCTATCCTTGTGGAGCCAGTTGGAAGATCGAATGGACTCCATAAGGGTAACCAATCCGACCAAATCGCCGGAGTGAACGTGGTCGTTAGCTCCCTCAAACTTTCGGAAGTTTCCTTCATACTCAATTTCACTCCACACAAGCTCGCCAATGATCTCGCCACGCTTCTTGCGCGACCTCTCTCGCAGAACGTATCTTCCGCTCGTGGCTACTGCCCCAATAAGCATAGACAGCACAAAGACTGCTACCACTATGGCGAAAAAGTAATTCAAGGCATCCTCCTAGTAATAGAGAACCTTAGAAATTGAAATCTCTTTCGCTTGCCTGCTGAGTTCTCTGCGTCTCGTCAAACATCTGCTCGTCAAGACTGCGTATTACACGCTTGCCCTGACGCGCCAGATCGTTGTTCCGGTACGCGAGCGATAGTCTATCAATCATATCGCTGTACATAGATGAAACCTGATTCACCAATGCCTGAGCCGATGAGTTGCCGCCTTGGAACAGGCTTTCTAGCTGCTCGTCCATGCTCGCCTCTGCGCGCGATATAAGCCCCTTGCCGCGCTTGGCTAGGGCGGCAATAGCCGCAAAGCGCATAACAGAGTCGTTCGAGTACGAAACCTGATCTGCTAGTTCATATGAAAGACCCAAGATTGCGTCATCGGCAGAAGAAAGGTATCGGGCAATGTCAATCTTCGCTGAGTAAATCTCGTCAACGAAGCTAGCCATCGGCATACCCTGATTACGAGCGCCGTCAATTCCATTAGCGACAACCTGCAAGCGATCAAAGATCCTTGCCCAGTTGTCTCTGCCGCTAAGTATAAGCTCTGTATCCGCAACCGCCGTGGCACGAAGCGAACGAATTCTCTTGATTTCCCTTTGCTGGATGGCTCGGATTCTCTCCAATGCGGTGTCTGATGCTTCTAGAACGTCAGAAGAAGAGTAGTTGGGAAGACGGTCTTCGTCACGGAATACAACCGCATCTAGAACGGAGGGCGCGTCATTAACAAGACTGTTGATGTCTGCGGGGGTGTAGCTAACACCCTTGACGATTGCAGGGTTGAGCCACTGCAATGTTTCGGGATTGAGAAGACCGAAAGAGAGTAGCTCATAGAACATTCTGATTGACCAGCGAGCAGGGTCGCTGAGTTCGGAATCGGTAGGAGCGGTTAGTCGGGGGTCAATCCAGTAGATAGGGTGGAACAAGAAACGCTCTGCGGTGTTTGCCGGAGAAAGCTTCGTGCGGTTGGGTTTGTTCTCATCAATCTCAGGGAACGGAATGAAAGGGAACCCAAAGCCGTTCTCAGCGAACTGTCCTACATTCAGACCAGAAATTCTTGTGAAGACGCGGCGAAGCGTTGATATCTCGGTAGCGCTGGACAACCGGAAAGGCTTGACACTGCCAAGAATTCTGTCCTCACGGGAAAGCGACGTAACCAATTAAACCCCTAAATAATGAATGTGCGTACTTATCGACCATCATACTTCTTATGACTAACCTATTCCCGATTATTGGAATGGATTAGGCTTCTTCCTCATCGATGTCAAACTCTCTCGGGTCTACCTTTCCGATGGCATCACTAAGAGTATCGAATTCGGAGTCGCTGAGTCTCTTTCTGTTGCTCTTAAGGACGAGAAGGTCGCGGGTAGTTTCCTTTACTAGAACTTCTAGCTCTGGGATTACGAGTTGAAGACTCTTTGGCGCAGCCGCGAAGATGGCATCGATAAGGTCGTCAGGATCTTCAATGATGCGCTTCTTTTCAGACTTAGAATCCTTCTCCGGCTGAGCAGCCTTTGGCTTTTCATCTTCCTCATCAGCCTTGGAAGAGCGCGCCCTCTTCTCTTCTGGAGCATCCGGCCAGCTATCCTTGGCAACCGGCGAGGCGGCAGAGTCGAAAGGCGAAACTGTCGGTCGCTTCTTGATTTCTGCAACATCGTCAGAAAGGGCATCGAGCTTGCGCCCGATATCGCGGATTGCGGCAACATCGGTGTGAGGAACTACGAACTGAATCATAGTCGTCTCTAGCATTACTCGCGGGTCGCCCTGAGCAAGTCTGCTGTGCGCCTCACCGAGCGAGCGAAGCATGAAGATAATCTTGTCCGTACCAACGGTTTCAGCAATATCCGAAACCTCGTCAAATTCCTTGTCAGTCAGCTTAAGAACATCGGGGGCGTTGAGGGCAAGTAGCATCGAACGCCAGTAAGAGAGAAGGCTTGTTGATATCTCGTTGACGCTCAGACCTCCATCGATTCCCTTGGCGATACCAATGATAATCTTGGAAACATCCTTCTGAGCAACTGCCTTTGTGATGTTAGATGCGTGGTTCTGGTGTTCTACCTTCGCATCTGTGTTCAGCGAGAGAGTTTCGAGAGCGCTCAGCGCATCGCGTGGCGAGCCACGCCCACGTCGTACAACTCCGTCAATCTGGTCGGCAGTGATATCAATGTCAGCTTCCTTAGCGACATCGCTGATGAGCTTCTGCATTGTCGTGTCATCTAGCTCACGGAATGGCATCATCGTCGTTCTGGAACGAATAGCTGGCTCCAACCGCTCGGGGTTGGTGGTGCAGAGAATGAATACAACGTTCGGCGGTGGCTCTTCCAGAGTCTTAAGAAGCGTTCCATTTGCCTGCTTAGAAAGAAGATGAACCTCATCGATGATGTAGATGTTCTTCTTGGCTGCGCTGGCGAACTGAATCTCGTTGATGATACGGCGTGCGTCATCAACCGAGCTATTGCTTGCAGCGTCAAGCTCTGTAACTCCATCGGAGCCATTACCGGCGTGAACATTGACGCAGAGGTCGCAGACACCACACGGCTCTCCGTCAGAACCCACATTGGGGCAGTTTAGCGCGGATGCTAGAACTCGCGCCGTAGAGGTCTTACCCGTACCACGCTCACCTGTGAAGAGGTATGCGTTCGCAACCGTTCCATTGATTACCGCCGATCTTAGAGCCTTGACCGTGTTGTCTTGACCGATGATGTCAGCGAACTTGTGAGGTCGGAATCTGCGGTAGAGAACTTGATACGGCGAGTCAGCATTCACTTTGGACTTGACGACCTCCGCCTTTGGCTTTTCCTCTTTTGCAAGAGGCTCTTCACTCTCTTTGACTTCATCTGCGGAGTCCTCGACATCAGTATCAGATACGGACTCTGATTCAGTAGATTCGTCTACATCAGTTTCCGCGTTTTCCGCGTATTCCGATTCATCTACATCCTGATCATCGATATCTGTGTCCGCGTCAGCGATTGGCTGGAATTTAGTCAAAGCACGTTCTCCTTAGTTGCGCCAGAATAGTACACCACGGAACTACCTGACGCAACTATAGAGTTTTACTTTCCGCGATTAGGGAACCATGCGGCGATAGTCTGCTGCAAGTTGTCGAGCTTTTCGGTCTGCTGCTCAGTTGCGCGTACCTGTGTGGAGCTTGCATCACGGATGGCGCTGGACTGCATCTCAGCGGAGTCGGCTATGCTGCGCCCCAGTGCATCGAAGCGCTCGAAGGCACCCTCCATCACCGAGCTAACAGCCCCACCTACTTCACCGGGAAGGTTGTCCATGCGCCTTGTAAGACCCTCTGCGCCGAATCCACCGTCTCCTGCACCGGAGGTAGAGTTGTCCTCTACCATGCCCGGAGCTTCGAACTCAGAGCCAATGGCGGAACGTAGGTTATCCGCACGAGCCGAGTTGTTGTCCACGGTTCCGATGCCGCCAGCATCGCCCTGAACTCGATCAAGAGTTACAGCCTTGACATTGGCTTCTCCGGCATTGTCGCCACGGTCGCTCGGAAGTTCTTCGTTGGTTACCCCATTGTCGAAGAACTGCTGACGAGCAGCCTCGTTGGATTCGGTGTTGGATGCAGTTCCTTCAAGTTGTTCGGAAGCTCCAATAGCATCAACGTTGTCACGAACTGCCTGCTCGTCACCGCTCTGAATACCGTAGTCCAGTCCGCCTTCGAGGTCTGAGATATCGCGTTCTGCGATGAATCCGTCCACATCTTCGGCGCTGACACCAGCGGCGTTTCTGATGCTCTCGGTCTTCTCCGCAGCCTCTTGACGCTGTGCTTCGCTGAGCATCGCGTCGGTAGGAACAGGAGCCTCTGGGTTCTTCCCATTTGGTCCTTCCTCGGTTGCCATTCCGTCTCCGATGGTGCCGCCGACAGGCATTGCCTTGTCCGGTGATACTTCGAGTGCGCTGCCCGGAGGGGTCGTAGGAGCGTTGGTGGTAGCCGCAATTCCAGCAGCGGTTTCTGCTGCCTGCTTTGCGACATCCTCGGCGGAGGTCTTCGGATCTTCCTGCTTTTCCTTGTTGCTGTCGCGCTGTGGGATTTCTGGCTGGCGCGGCTCGTTGTCACCAGTGTTCGGGCTAAGACCCGGAATATCAGCATTGCCAAATCCGGGGGTTGGGCGCATACCCTTCAACTGACCGAAGCCCATCTCGCGCAGAGGCGCACCATTGAGAGCAGCCGACGACATGTTCTGTCCAACAGACATTGCACCACGAATTGTGGTTACGTCAGCCTTGAAGACATCACGGAGTAGCTTCTTGGTTCCGAAGAATGCGATACCGATGGAAACCGCGTGGAGAATGGCGGTTACGAAAGTTCCCAGAGGCGTACCATCACCGGTAAACGCACTAACGTTGCCGAGCGTCGAGTTGAGAACGCTGTCGAACGCAATATTCATCATGTTGATAAGCGCCAGAGCGATAGCGATAAACACTACGAAGATAAGCTGAACAAGCTTCGCTGAGATGAATAGCTTGGCAACAGTAAAGAATGCCCTTCGACCAGCCCTAATCGGAAGGATAAGAACCAACAGGATGAGTGGCATGGCTATCAACGCCAGAACCGAAATCATCTGGAGGATGAGGGCACCGATCTGCATCGGAAGCAGACCAATACTCATCATAACTGTTCCAACCACCGCGACAATTGCGGCAGGCCAGACCATTCCGGCAGTGGAGCCGTAGACCATCTTGAAGAAGTCGATAGCCTCTGTTCCTTCTACATCGGAGTTGCTTAGCTGTTCGCTGATATCGGCAGGTACCGAGAATCCGATGAAGAACAAGGTAAACACTTCGTCATCCTGAGTCCATGCAAAGTGGCTCAGCTTCTTCATAGCATCGCCGCCGTCGTTCTTGGCACCGAACGCCCATCCACCGCTGCCATCATTGGCGGTAAGGACGTTCTCACACATCTCTTCGGTTATCTCGTCGCCCTTTCCTCCGTCTGGCTTGTCATCAGACTTCTCCTCCGGCGTTAGAGTTTTCTTCCAAGCATCGTTGATGTGAATAGAACCACCGGTTGAGAACTCACATGCTGCCCAGAAGAACTTGAATGCGGTTGTTCCCTTTGCAGTGGCAAGATTAGTTCCGAAGAAGCCAGAAAGTGCGTTCTTGTCTACACCATCAACATAATCGCCGTTGCCGTCTAGGTAAACTCCATCATCAAGTGCGTAGCCGTACATATCAGCTTCACGCGAGATTAGAGCTTGCTCAACCGAGTCAGAACCTCGGGCAGATTCCCACATGCGGCACCATGTCATGCTTCCAGAAGGCGTAGAGCCGTAGGATGCATCTGCTGCTGGCTTGTAGAGAATGGTGTACACAAGGCTGTCAAAGGCGATGACAGAGTTCACACTTTGGTCACCGAAAACGCCGTTGGTGAGCATAGTGGTAGCCAAGGAGTGCATACCGTTGTCAACGTACAGGGCACAGTCAGAACCATCAGCGGTGCTAGCGCTTCCACTGGTGGCTACTGATCCGATTGAGTTTGTGATACTTGAAATAAGACCACCAGCGAAAGTGGTTACGTTATCAACGGTGTCGCTGGCGATGGTCAACATGAAGCCGAAAGACCACGGGGCATAGCTGTCATGGTCTGCTGTGTCTACGTCAGATTCAGTTCCCTTGCCGAACGGAATAGTATCCTCTTCTCCGTTCAATTCGTCTACTGCGTATGTTCCTGAATTATCCCAGTTTTTAGCGGAGTTAGTGGAAACCAGCATGAGCGCGGCGATGGCAAATCCTGATATCAGGAGGTCACCCAAAAGAGATCCGTCCTTACGAGCCAGTGGCGATAGCCGAACGAAGATAGCAATAACGAACAGAGCTACCGCTACAAAGAAAGGCGAAGCCCCGCTGAATATGGCATCAGTTCCACCTCCGCCAAACAGCCATTGTCCCGTGAGGCTGGCAAAGAACCAGTCGATTGTGGGCATGAAAGCGGAGAGAACATTGATGCTAACGATAAGAAGAAGGAGCAATCCGATAGCGAGCATGATGATTGCTCCAACCGTGAACATAAGGTTGGCTAGCGATACGAAAGCCGCCACAACGAGGGAGCCGATATTTGCGAATCCAACAGCAGGTACGGGAAGCAAAGTGACGGTAGACCATCTAGCGAAGGCGAAATAGCTAAGACCCTGTAGACCAGATTCTCCGTCCTCCAACGCCTCTTCTAGCTCGGGAACGCTATCGTAGTCATCACTGGTCGCAGCCGGGAGCATTCCTTCATTAGTTGAGTCTCCCTGTAAGACCTCGGATATAGATATGTTGTAGTAATCAGCAGCAACTTTGTCGTCAGATACGGCAGTAGTGCTGGTAGCCGTCATAGTTGTATTCGGATCACTGGTAAGCGTGGAACTTACGGCAACGCCAAGTATCGCTACCGCAACGAATAGATAGACGAAAAGGCGGTGGCGTTTGATACCTGCTAATACCTTACGAATCACGAATTACTCCCAGTTCCTTGCGCGCTTTTGCTGGTAACGCTTTGCCCAGTTCGTTGACTCAGTTTGCGGTACAAGACTAAGGTACACGAAGTCCGCCTTCTCGTCCTGAGAAGGGGTATAAAACTTGTTAGCCGGTCGAGGCATCATGGTAGCTCGCGCCGTACCCAGCCACTCTACACAGTTGACCGGGATTTTCCTATTCTCGACAGTAGCCCACTCTCGGGTGATTGCAATTCCACGACCGAATACACGACCAATCTCCTTGCCGAGCTTATCTCTCTGTACCCAGAGGTACTCATTAAGCCCTTCACCGCTATAGCGTCGATAGGGGCTGGTTCTGGCGATTTGGCGACCGATGATGAATCCACCAATAGGGGCGAGTATCTCAAGCCAGTAGGAGACGACATCACGAACACCGGGAATGCCAGAAACCGCCGTGACGATTCCAAAAATGATAAGACCGAGCGATAGTGTGGCAATCGCAATCCATACCATTTCAGCCAAAGAGAGCCTAATGGATGACTTCTTGAATAGACGACGCTTACGATTTCTTACGACGAAAACCGAGTTCAGGCTCATTACACCGTTAGCTAGTGCCCTTGACTCCGGCGTTGATGATGTTGCGACCATTTCTTCTCTCGACTCATGTTTCGTTCATTGTAGAACACTAGAGGGTGGTAACCAGCCAATTCGACTGATTACCACCCTCCGGCGCTTTCCCTGCTAGTTCAGTTGGGTAGGGTTACTGAATAGTGAGGAATAGTTCGGCAATCCAGTTGACGATTTCGATAATCCAGTTGACGATATCAGGAAGATTAGCGATGTTGAAGAGAAGAACGATCAATGCTGCTGCACCGATGAATCCCATAACACCGATACGGCTGAGCTTACGTCCACCACCCTGACGAGAAGGCAGGGCGAACTGGAAGAGGATGAATAGAACCCAGATAACAGCCAATACGAAGCCGATCTTGGTACAAGCATCAATTAGCTCAGTAGGAGGACTCCAACTGAACTGGGGGATGGCTGCATACGCAGTTTTTAGTAGATTAGACATTGTGCCCTACACCTTTCATTAGACCAACAGGACGACTATTCACAATTATAGGCAAATTCACAGGTTTGAATCTCATTATCGAAAAACTAGTCAATTTACTTTGCCTTTCGAGACGAGAAGATTCTACGAACCCAGCCGCCGCCATTCTTTTTAGATACACCGGTAGCACGGTAGTTTGCCCACTGGTGAAGCTCTTGTAGCGGAACAATTCCGTTGAAGAATCTAGCGAACAAAACAACAGCGTTCTGGAACGTATCCGTGTTGGTAAGAGATCCAACCCATCCTGTAGCCCACTCTGGGATGAATGGCAAGTAGCCACCCAGAGCGAGTGGGGCTAGAACTCCGCTATCTTCAACATCCTTGAACTCGTTCGGACCGGTCTTGTTGAGCAATACTGTGATTGCTGGCATAGCAACACCAAGCCCACCAGAAACAACCGGGGTGGTAAGAATGCGCGCTGCTCGCTTGAGGTCATCAATGTGCTCGGTACCAGCGTCAGAAACAATAACAACGCGGTCAGCAGCCTTCGCAAGCTTGGAGTCCATGATGTCATCGTTGCTAATGGTGTCAGCGTCAATGAAGACGATTCCACCCTGCATACGGGCATACTGAGCAGCTTGGAAGACAGCCTGCTGAATGTACTTGGTGTCACGCTTGGTTGTGTCATAAGGACACGCGATGATGTTCAAGCCATTTTCTAGCCGGTGAGTGGAGTTGGCAATCGCCTGAGCCTTGCGAGCAGGCAGATTGTCTACGATACCAGACTGGTCGTTGAGCCATTCAAGCATAGACGCGAGGTGTCCAGAAGTGCGGTCAGGGTCGATATTGTGTCTCTGAGCGAGCTTTGAGTTGCGGTAGTCCGACTCAATGAGCCAGACTGACGTGTCTTCATTGCCAGCCTTCTTCATGGATACGGCTACTAGTGATGCAAGAGTCCATGCGGTAGTCGTCTTACCGGCTCCACCGTGTGAACCCGTTACATAAACAATCTTTCCACCAGTGCGGCTTTCGAAGTCATTGCTTTGTCCTGCTGGTGTGTGCTCGAACATGGCACGCTCCCGCTGGTACGGGGTCGGCTCAGGAGCGGCATACGGAGAATGCTGGATGAACGGAGCTTCTGGGGTAGGCGGAGTGTAACCACCATACTGCGCTGGCTCCTGCACGGGAGGTGCATATGACGGCGGTGTAGCTGGCGGCGAATACTGCGGCGCTTCCGTGTACTCGGCGGGTGCCTCGTACTGTGGAGCCGGTGCCTCGTACTGTGGAGCGCCATACTGCTCTATGGGAGCTTCGTACTGTGGAGCTTCGTAGTTCTGGTATTCCGGCGCTGGGGCGGCATAGGGCTGTTCATACCGAGGCTCTTCGTATCCACCCTCCTGATATTCAGGAGCGGCATACTGATCAGGAGCGGCATACTGCTGCTCTTCGTACTGCGGCTCTTCCTGAACAGGCTGCACCTGCAAAAAGCTCGCCATAGGAGCGGGTGCTGGTGCCTGCTCCTGAGCATCTTCTAAATAGCTCGATGGCTCTTCCGCAACCACGGGAATCTCGAACTGCGGAGCTTCGAACTGAGGCGGGTCAAACTGCGGAGCCTCATCAGTGTATTCGGGAGTAGCGTAACCCTCGTTGGAATACTGGGATTCAACAGGCGCAGCGTACCCATCAGCAGGTGCGTATGGTGCCTCAAACTGAGGCGGTTCAAACTGCGGAGCCTCGAAAGTAGGCTCTTCGGCATACTGCGGCGCGTCTGCGTAACCTGAATTTTCAATCGGTATGACGGGAAGCGGCGCAATATCTACAGGTGCCTCAAATGTGGGTGGCGCAAACGAAGGAATCGGCTCTTCTGGCGCGTATGCGTCCGGCAGGGCGAGTTCTCTAACATCCTCTGGTGTGTAGGGCTGTGTAGGGAAGTCTTCATCAGAAACAGGTGCGGGAGCAACCTGCTCAGTTTCATCGACGTATGAGGGCACAACGAACGGCTGCTCAGCGCTGTCATCCTCTATCCACTCACCATCGCTTACCCATGAACGAAGTGCGGAATCGGAATAGAAGTTCCTCTTGAAAGGCTCCCAGTCCAAATTGACGGCTACTCCGACAGAACGAATGCGTCGTGCTTTAGAAATGGTGTCGTCATCTGCATCGGCGGAAACATAAACCTCAGAGCCTTCAATCGCAGTGATCTTGCCCTCAACTTTTGTAACTACGAATTGGGCGGCATCATTGATTGAATCGAAAAATCCCAACTGCTGATTTTTTTCAACACCTAGTACGTCAGCGACGCGCTGGGAGTCAGTATCTTGTACTGTCCCGAAACCAACAAAGGCTACTTTCTTTGCCACTCTACCCTACCTAGCCAATCCTCTTGTTACGCCTGAGCTTAGCAAATGCTTGCCGCTGCTCGGACGTTTTGCAAGGATACATCTCACTGAGTCTCTTCCTTAGAGAACTCAGAAATTAGATCCTTATCTTCGCTCATTACATCCAGAAGCGCTCCACCGTATCCACTCGATGCCGCTGCCTTAGCGAATGACTGCTGCGCTTGCGTTCCCGCTGCACGCTGCTTCATCGCTAGACCTTCCTTGTCGGTACGACCCAAGTTGAGTTCGTACTGGGGCCACGGTCCGCAGACCAATCCACCAGCCCAGTTGTAGATATTGTCAATGTAGTAACCGTTCGGGAGCTTTCCGTCCTTGCGCGGTCCTGCCTCGATGATCCATCTACGGTTAGCCTCATTATCAGGCAGACCCGTAAGCTCGAAGTATGCTGAAAGCTCGTTCTCATCGGCTTCGTTGATAGCCATAAAGAGATAACGGTCGAAGTACGAGGACATGTTGCTTGCGCCACCGCCAGTACCCGAAGCCTTCTCTGAGCGAGCATCAATCCAGTCAATGATTCTCTGTGTGCCCATGATAAGCATGATGTTAGCCTGTCGCCATTCACGACCACCCTTGGTAAGGATAGACATTGCTTCACGAGACTGCTTCAATACCCACGACTCGTCAACCACAATCGCCCCACCCTGACCGCCACCAACAACCTCGGCGGCATACTTGAATGTAACGTTGATGGAAAGAACGGTGTCAATCTCGGGGTCAGTGTAGTCATTAGGTGTCTTCGATGAATCGGGAAGGCGCATTGAGCTTCCCCACTCCATCAAGAATGACTTACCGCTGGTGATCTGTCTCTGTAGCTCGGACGTGGTTGCGCTCGGTGCTATGAACGCCTTCCAGAACGAACTAACCTTAATCCTGTCGGAAATGAAGTTCAAGATATTCACATCAGAGATGGGAGAAGTTCCGACAGCGCTGTTACCGAATAGGATGTCGTAGGCTGTTTTGTTTCTGAGGTCGATAGCCCTGTCCTTGATTTCAGAACCAAGCTTCGTCCTTCTCTGGTTAGCCTCAGCACCTCTGTCTTCGTACATGCGGTTTGCTGAAAGGATAGCGTCGGTAATAGTCTCGGCAACATCGGAGCGGTTCTTCAAGAAGAACGTCGGGTCAAGAAGACCGGGGTTCTCTTCGAGATAGTTACGCTCCATTGAGATAGTAATTCCGTGAATGTGGTCGAAGGTCGGCTTTAGCGTTCCCTCCTTCTTCGGGTTGAAGAAGGCGACGGGAAGACCCATGTTGGCGATTTGGATCGTCATCTGTAGAAGCTGCTGAGTCTTACCAGCACCCGGACGACCTGTGATGAGCATACCCGGAACGCGGTTGTTCTTGGATGCTCCGTCAACCTCGGTCATAATCTCTTCATAGGAGTGACCAGCAGTTGCCAAACCTACAAGGATGCCGAAGTTGGCACAGGGCTTGGTGCTGCGGAAAAGACCGCTCATGGCAAGCATACCGGGCAGCATGACGTTAGAAAGCTCTGGTCGCTTGGTGTTACCACGAGGAACTCTGAGTGTCTGTCGGGGGTACGTAGGCAATGAAGCCATAATGCCGAGCGGCTGACGACCAACGAGAAGGTTAGCTTCCATGTCGTAGCTCTTCAAGCTGTTGAACAACGGGTTCGTCTCACCGTCACTCTTGACCTTGGTAGCCATGACAATCTCTAGGTTGTCAAGCATAGGAAGCTTGTACTCGTTGATGACGTAGCGTGCGCGCTCGATGGCATCAAGATCCGAAATCATACCTGCTACCTCATGGCGAGATGTATCACCCAGACGACGACCGGCTTCATTCTTCTTGATGTTCTTGAGTTCTAGAAGGTTCTCGGCAATCTTCGGCGCGCGAATCTGACCTCGAATGCTAATCATAACAACATCAGAGGTAGGGCGGTAAAGAGGCTTAGCCCATGCCGCATCCGGGTCAAGCGGGTCTTTGAGGTTTACACCCTCACGAGGCTTTAGCGCGAATAGCTGAATCTCCTTGTACTTCGGAACGATGACCGACATACCGGACAATGGCTCTTTCATACGAGTGGTTTGCAATGACCTAGAAAGGTTGTACTGAGAGTCAGATACTCCGTACCAAGCGGTTAGCTGCTCGAAGTCTTCTGGGTTGTGAATAAAGTCAAGCTCAGTGAAACCAGCACCGAACATGATGTTGTCAACGTCATTGAGGTCACGGCTCATCGATGCGAGGTCGATCTCTCCGGGGTTGGTCATAATCTCGATGTAGCGGCGCACCTTTTCAGTGATACCGAATGCGTCACCGAAAAGAGTTCCGGGGATAAGCCTTACACCCATGTACTGATGCCAAATGGGACGGCTGTATCCGTCAGTCATTCGCTTTAGGTAGTCACGAGTCCTCTGTGTTACGCGACCTTGGCGATCATCTTCCTCAGATGGGATACGAATACCGGTGGACTCAGACTGAGTAATCTGGATGTGGAAGGGGCGGCGGATGTCGTTACGAACCTTCTCCAACTGTGAGTCAAGGAACCTTCCGAACTCGGTTATAGCCTGAGTAAAGAACTTCTGGTTGTAGATAATGTTCTCAGGATTCTTCAACCACTCGGTCTGCACGTCTGCCGGGAACTTGTAATACTTCCAGATAGAACCATCATAACCTTCGAAGATACCGTTCTGGTAATACTCGACGTAAGGCTTGGCATCGACGTGACTATCGGACTCGGTTCCATAAGGACCGTGACCAAGCGCCTCTTCATTGCTCTTGATTACATAATCGATGAAGCCCCTTGCGAGACTCTTCTTGTCTTCTTCGTTTGCCATAATTATCCGTATCCTACCCTAGATTCCAATTATCTTTCGTCAATCGCCACTACCCACCGGGAGTGGGTGTAGGCGACGGAGTTCCGATAGGTGTGTCTACGGGATTCTCGTCGGTAGTGTCGGGTTCGTTAGTTTCCTCAACGACTGGCTCTTCCTCTTCATCGTCGTTACCGGTGCTTCCGGTGCCGGTCGGTGTTGAGCCAGAATTGACGGTCTTGACTGAAGCCATGATCTTTTTGAACTGTTCTTCGGTGAGCTTGTTGGTGTTTTCGGTAAGAACCAAGTAGCTTCCCACCGGACCCCAAGCCACAATCAACGGCAGACCGCTAGCAGGTGCCTTTACTAGAATTTCAAGGCGCTGAGTCTGCGTTGCACCAGTGCGTGTCACGGTTGCTTCGGGGTCGTTCGGGTCTTTGACTGTGTAGTCAGGAAGCTTCATCTTCCAAGTTACCTGAGCTACAGCCTCATTGGTGTTTCCGTTGTTCTCCTTCAGCCACACGATGCTGACTGAGTTATCTACGTATTCCCAAGGCTTCGCTGAAAGGGCACCGATGTAGCTGCTGCCACTGTTGTCGCCGGTAATCTGCTTAAGTGTTCCGGTGTTGTTGGTGGTGTAGGCATCAGCCCAAGATTCAAGCTGTGCCTTGAAGTTGTCGGTAGCGGTAACATCTCTCCAACTAGGAGCATCGCCAGCGATAGTCGCACCAAGTGCCGAGTTGTTCGGGAAGATTGACGGCTCATTGAGAAGTGTGGGTAGAGTCGTGTAATCATCAAGACTTGGAATGGCGAGAGTAACCGAAATCGTGCTGAGGGTTCCATCAACATAAGCAGAGTACATATTGATCTCGTAGAAAAGACCGCCTGTATCCGGGGACTCCTGCTGGCGACCTCCGATGTAAGTGACGTTTCGAACCGCGATAGACGGTTTGTAGTCAGCGGCAGCGGCATCAGATTCATAGTCAGTCAGGTCGCTCACGCTGGCGTGTGGCCATGTGATGCCATTGGCTAGCTGAACCGGAGCAGGTGACGGATTGGTGTTGTACCAAGCATCGATGATTTCCTTACCGAGGTCTGAGTAACGAGTTTTGAATGAGGGGTTGTACTGCGTCTCCATCATCGAGCGAAGCTCGACGTTCTGCGCACGGTTGTTGTTGACTTGGAAGGCGCTCAGGACGGTCATAAGCATGAATGCGATGACTACAACCCATACACCGATTGCGGCAACACGCTTTCCTGTGGTCGAGCGCGACCTTCCCATTTTTTCACCGACTGCGCGGTAGAAATCTTCATCTGTGGATGCGGTTTCGCGTAGTTCGCCAAAATCGCGGTTTTGCCTCTGTGCCATCAAATTCCTCAGCAAGCTCGTGTTGAGTGAACATCGTAGCACCTTACCCAGAAAACGCAACCAAAAACTAAACGCTCGCCACAGAGATATGGCGAGCGTTTAGTTTACTAGTGTTACTTGACGGATAGGGCAGTCGAACCGTAAGTGACGAAAGCTTCGAAATCTTCCTTAGATAGGATCTTTTCGATTTCAGCCATCGTGTGATACTTGGGGTCCCAACTCTTGATGATCGACTTGTACTTTTCGGGAGTCAATCTATCTTTGTTGTCCTCTGCAATCGCAGCCTTCTCTTCGTCACTGAGGTTTTCAGCGATTGGGAGTGGAGCGGCATTGTCATAGTTAAAGGTACGCTTCGGAGTGAACTGCACACCTTCACCATCGGCAAAACCGACTCCGTGCTTGGTGGTGACAACACCGTCATCAACTTCTTCATTGAAGATAGCCGCGAGTTCCTTCTGCTGCTTGTCGATTGCGGTCTTCTGCTCAGCAAGGTCTAGGTATTCAGCGCGAAGGCAACCCACTGCGTAGACCTTGGCATAGTCTTCATTGCTGAGGTAGCCCGTAATAACCGTGTATGCCGAAGTTACGGCTTCTGCATCAGAGTCCATCTCGCTAGCTAGCGCTTCAACGAATCTGCTGAAACCGGGAGCGGAAGGCTGGTCGATGATCTTCTGAGCCTGCTCGTTAGGTTCGCTGTAGGAGAAACCTAGGTCGTTGGGATTGGGTAGAAGTGAGTTCTCGCCAAATTCATCTGCGTAGTCATCATCGTGGATAAGCGTGACGAATGGACGAACGAAGTCGCGGTAGTTCTCGCGGAGGAATGCGTTGCTTGAAGCAACCTCGATGAGAGAGGCGACATCGCGCGGGGTCTGACGAGTAATGTTCTTGGCGCTCCATGCCAGAGCTTCGGGATCGATGTTGGTCAACACCGAAACATTACCGATGTTGTTTCCCTTGTGAACTAGGCGCGGAGGCTTGACAATGTGAGCCATCTTGGTACTACGACCACCGGTTTGCTGGCAGGCGATGGCTGCGGCAGAACCGGCGATGTGCGATGTAACTCCGTGTGCCTCTGTGTTAAGGCAGGGTACTCTATTGATGCTGGACACGATTCAATCACTCCTTGTGCTCGTGATTAAAGAATAGCCATAACCTCTGACAGTCAGTAACGCTCAGTAACCAGCAACAAGTTTACCATCGTAGTTCTTCTGCTGTGAGAACAGGATTTCCCATCCTTGCGTATCTGGGTTCTCGGAAGTAACTACGAATATATAGCCAGCGAAATTGTTGAGGCTCTTGTTTACCTCGGTAGAGGATGACTGTGTGGCACTTGTGTTCTTCCCACCTTGCAACTTCTTTGCCTCTGTGTCATCTAGCTCGACAATGGCAAGGGAGGTTGTTCCCGAGCCGGTTGTTACGAAGTCGAGAACATTGGCTTCTACATCAAGCATGAAGACCTGTGAACCGGTACCGGCTACGCTTGTCTGCGTGAGCTTTCTGACGGAACCAAGCGCCTCAGCGCTGATCGCCCACGAGACATCTTCGTCTGCTTCAACCCGGAAGTCGGAAGTCCTTGCTGGTGAATCCTCTGTGGGATATTTGACGGTGATAGCCGAACCGCCTTCATCTGAACGTATGCTGAGTAGGGCACCAACCTCATTTTGGTCGTAGTTCAGTTCGCTGATTGATACTGCCCCTGTAGAACTCAGAGTGACTATAGAAGGCTCGGCATATCCTGCTGGGAAGTCAATAGTGATATCTTCCGTTCCAACTCCGTTGATAGTGAAAGGTAGCTTGCTAGCTGCTTCAGAGTCATATGATGGTCTGACTATTTCCGGCTCTTTCGTGGTGGTTGGGACAGGCTCGGGTGTGGAGCTTGCGCAACCGCTGAGTGTTATAGCGGCTAATACCAGTAATGCGAAAACCTTATTTGTCTTCTTCAACGACTATCTCCTTAGCCTCTTTGAGAGTCCAGCTACCTGTATTCTCAACAATTATCACCGCTCCGTTGCCGGGTAGTGCTGTGTCATCAGTCTGGGTGCCACCGCCACCTTTTCTGTATACAATCCTGTTGTCGTAGCCGTATGAACGAATAACCAGACCAGCCCTTTCGCTCTCGACCGTTATCTTGAGAGTGTCTCCATTGACTATGAAGGCAAAGCTTCCAGAGCCTTCTAGCTCCTTGTCGAACACTGGCAGTTGCGATAGCGGCGAGATTTCTAGATCCCATTTACCCGTCCCAAAGAATTTGATACCAACCGTTTCCGCCTTGGGGTATGTGCCCACTACTGCATATTTAGTTCCCGGCTCATCGAAGTAGCTGATTGGCTCGGTATAGCTACCATCTTGCGATACGCCAACAAAGTATCCCTCGGACTCGCTCTTGTATGATGTCTTGACGATGAAAGGCTGACCGTCAACGGGTGCGGCAATATCGAATACAACGGATTCAACCAATTCTCTCGGAAGCCCAGCGGGGTCGGCAATTACGTTATCAATATCCTCACTCGCGCTGACAGTCTCACTGCTGAAAGTTTCGGGTGCTGAATCTGCACCCGATGTGATGTCATAACGGCTTCCTTCGGCTGACTCCTGCTCGGGATAGCTGGGGTAATGGATTACCTTCGGCTCTGTCTTGGTCGGAGTGCAACCAGTGAGCATTAGTGCTGCCGTTACAGCTATAGCGAGAAAACCCACTCTTTTATTCATTGCCATGCCTTCGTCTTGGTTCGGTTATCTTATACGCTGAATTGCGTTCTGTTTCAGAATACGTGTAGAATCACCCCATGCTCGCTGCCCAACATGCCAACCTCGCCGTCGCCGGATTCGCCTTTCCTACATATGGAATAGCAACCCTAGCAGCCAATGGAAGCCTAGACTTTCTACCCGCAGATTTTGTCGATTCCGTAGCCTCCTTGCGCGATCCATACACCCTTTTCGTTCTCACTATCATTGCTACGGCGTTTGCATTGCTTCCTGACTTCGATGAGCCTAATTCGACTGTATCTAGGAAATTCGGTTTTCTTGGTCGAGGTCTTTCTCATGTTTTTAGGAAAGTTGTCGGTGGGCACCGCGAGGGTTCGCACACGCTCGTCTTTGCTCTGGTTTGTGGTGCCATCGGCATCGGGTTGCAACTGTTCGGAGATGGAGTTGCTCAGGTAGCGGTAGGAATCATCTTTGTTGTCAGCATCTCGCTTATCATCAGGTTGATTCTTCCTTTCGGGTTTGGAAACGTCATCTACGGTGTAGCTGTAGTCGGAGCTATCGTTCTTGCTTTCCTCAACGGTATCAATGACGCACTTCCTCTATTTGGTTTGGGTTTTGCGATGTTCGCTGGCGTAAACCTTCACTGCCTCGGTGATGCGCTTACTCCTTCGCGGGTGAAGTGGCTAGCTCCGATGTACCGAGGCGCAATAGGTGTAAACATCAACGGGAAGACCGGTGGCACCATAGAGCTATTCGTTATGGGACCCATCTTGGCTCTGGCGAGCGCCGCTGCGCTATTCATCTTCTTCCTGAATCCCGTTCTTGTGCATTTCGGAATCGTCATCTTCTAGCAATAAAGCTATTGTGTTTGGCACGCAAACATGGTAGATTTAGGCGACGAAGAAAGAAGAATCTAAAGTGACCAACAAAGATGACCGTATTGCCGCGCTTTCTGCCAAGCGCGATGAAGCATCACAGGCATACTACGCTGGCGAGTCAATCATCACAGATGATGAGTTCGACCTTATCGTGGCGGAGCTTGACTCGCTTGGCATCGAAGAGGCTGCGGCTGGCGTTGGTCACGGTTACGTACCTGACGGAAAGATCCAGCATAAGCAGCGGATGCTTTCGCTTCGTAAGGTCTTTGCCCGTGAAGAGATTGAGAAGTTCGTCGCAGACACCGAGGCTCGCAAGTACACAGTCGAGCTGAAGTATGACGGTGGTGCTGCTTCTGTCATCTATGGCGTAGATGGTTATTTCGAGCAGGCAGTGACTCGTGGAAACGGAATCTACGGCGAGGACATCACTCCCGCAATCCAAGACCTCATCAATGCTGGAAAGCTTCCCGACCACGTTGACACCGGGCGCTCACGCACCGAGGTTCGCGGCGAGATCATCGTCACACATGAGAACTTTGCCGCTCTCAACGAGTCTGAGCTTGGTGGTGACTACTCTAACCCCCGCAACACCGCTACGGGAATCATCCGACGCAAGAATGTTGACGGTGTTGGAAAGTATGTTGATTTTGTCGCCTACGGTGGAGACATCCCGACTTGGCAGTTGGAGGAAGAGGGCTTCCTTACTTCCATCGAGCATTTCTTCGAGACTGTGAGCGAAGACCACGCCGAGTCCATCATGGCTCTCATTGAGCGCCTAGAGTCCGAGCGTCGAGGATTTGGATTCGATACGGACGGCGTTGTTATCAAGGTGGCGGATCAGTCCACTCGTGACTCACTCGGTGAAGCCTCAACATCCCCGAATTGGGCTGTTGCCTTCAAGTTCGCATCAGAGGTCAAGCAGACCGTTCTTCACGCAGTAGAATGGAGTACAGGTCGTACTGGTCGAATCGTACCGGTAGCCGTCTTTGAGCCGACCAAGCTCGCTGGTGTGGATGTTGCTCGCGCAACTTTACACAACTTCACCTTCTTGC